CTCTCCTGCACTTTAAGTGCAGGAGAGTCAGAAGTTACTTGGGACAAAAGTATTAGAATTTTCTAGTGGATCTTGTTTTAAGTAGCAAGTCCCCATATAGTAAGTTCGCCTTATTTTTGGGCTTCATTTATCTAGTCACCCGTCCCTGGGTGCATTTCGAACAAAATTATTGTTCATACTGGCTTGATTGACCAGTATTATAGAAGTGAATTAATAGACAAATCACTTCATGTATTCTTATTTTTTGATATTGCCCTTAGTCTATTCGGCAAAGAAATATAGAATCATGAACGCGCTGGAGAGCGTCGATCTAAAATACTCGTGGCGCTGAAAAGCGCCGATCATAAATATTTAGTGTTATATTGGTGAAAATTAGTTATTATTGTAACGTATGACACAACAACCTATTTCCTATCACAGTACATCGTTCGAGGAATTGAAAAAATGAACGAGGTGCTAAAGTTGTAATCAACAACAGATACAGTATATGGTAGTACCAGAATTGTATGCTCATTATCCGTAGGGACACCTAAGCAGTGCTTTACGAAGAATTGTCAACGAATTAAATCTGTTGGTGCGTGTGTGACCGTATATTGTCACACAAACTGCCCACACGGGGAGAAATCACTCGGAATTTTTCCGATGTTATTATCCACGTGGAACCGTAGAATCGGGTACTTAGTCTATTTGAAAGAGCTAGCTCTTAGTAGTAAGTTAAAAACCTTTATGGTGAATAACCCCCGGTTCGCCTGTTGAACAAACAAACCCCCCCCCCGGTGGTTTGTTGTTCGCAGCGGTTGGCATTCATTTTCTTAATCATGAATAGTCAACTTAGTGAACAGCAAACGAGCGCTTTTAGCGCACTATATGTTATTTTGGTACTATGCACTATGTGCATTTTACTTGTGTCATTTCTCTTTGTGAGAAAGAGTGTAGTAAGCCATTCTGAAAAGCAGATGGCTCGGATGAAGTTCAAGCGCAATAAGCGTTCTGACAAGGTGGAAACGGATAAGGCGGTGCGCAGAATCTTGCATAGTGATGTAAGAAAAACTGCAAAACATAAGAAGAGCACGGAGAATGTCATTCGCAGACTTCCCCTAGGTGCTAATTGCCTCAATTCACATGGATGGATTGAGGACAAAAAATGGACAGCCATTCGGT